TCGTGACGTCCCCAGACAGGCTTTTACACCTGCCCCCATACACTGGCTTCCTCGGGACATTTATTAACGAGCCTACCCAGGGCTCGGGCCAGATGTCTGTTTGGTGATCGATCACCCCCTGCCCAGCGCGAAACCTTCGGGGACTAACGCTGGGTCCTCCTGATGACCCTCCCCATCCGGCGGGAGTGGGATACCGTTTGTTCGTAAGTAGGTCGAAATTAGCCTTTGATGAACACACCTCTCCTAATGCTGATAGGCCCTTGGTAAGGCCTGACGCTAAAGAGGGAACCGTCGTAAGAGACGGGGCGTCCTAGGGATCAGAGTTAGTTGGGTACAGGAGTTTCGCAGTAATTGATGGTACTGCCTGACTTCGGGACTCACACAGAAGACTTCGTCCTCTATCAGTACAATCCAGAAGGCAATGCTCAGCGCACTACGGTGCCACGATGAGGGGTCGGGTGACCGGCCTCAAGGGCTTTGTCCGTAATCTCTAGAGCCTCTGCCATGGATTGAACTGCGTGAGTCGTTGGAGAAGTGTGAGCTAGCCCAGCTTCCCCCTGAACCTAGAGTCGAGACTAACGATAGGGCCATATTACGAACCTATGGTGGGCCCAAGAGGATCGTTAATCTGAACTTCATTGTTCAATTACGTGAAACTTTGGCTAGTTACGGCATCCCTGCCGATCTGCTCTCCGCTGCCTTCGGGCGGCGCAAAGAGGGGTTGGTCGAACACCATTCGTCATCCTTCCTACCAATTAGTACTATACAGATATATTTTATCATGCTCTTACTTAGAACTGTTTCCAGTCCCTTTCAAACTAACACGATCTTTCACTGTTTTCATACTACGGTAAGTCAGATGATGGCCCCGAACCACACCCTTTTCAAGAAAGTGTCATGGGATCGAGTAAATGCTGGGTACTACGCTTGCGTAGACCCGATGAACCCTGGGTCCATCTTGTATTTATCCGAGGCAGATTACATAGTAACCACTAGAGTGCTGCTTACGGCTGGTCGAACCATGGTGGTCCTAGCCCAACCGGGCGACAGCCCACTAGTTTCCTCTTCAAAATCATCTGCATCTTCCTCTACTTCATCTTCTTCTCCATCGTCATTTGATCCCACGGATCCCTCTTCCAAAAATACCCCCCCTCAATCCTACCCACCACTACTCGGTTCGGATGAACTCAAGTACGTGGCGAAGAAGACAATGAAGTTCCTCTTTTCATCAGTATTTGCTAATGAAGGTTGGCGTAAAGGGGGTGATAGATCAATGATCACACTTTCCAGTGGAAACATTGGGAAGTGGCTCTTCCGGTGGGCTTTTAAGCTCCACTGGTGGGCCAAGGGATCCACATTATCCATCGCGGATCGGAAAGACCTCCGAAGATTCAGAGATCACCTGCTCACCCTGTATGAGACTCGAGGTACGAACGCCGTCATTAATCGGCTTAAAATATATTTATTCGTCCTGAACTCGTACATGGGTGGACAGAAAATGACCTCTACTGAATCCTTGGGTACTAGGGTTCGCTTGTCCTCCGGCCTTCCGAAAGCCCTCCCAGCTAAATTCAGAGCCCGCATTCGGGGTGGTGACATTGTGACTGTTAGACTGTTTTCCTCCATCTTTAACTCTTACAAAGCGATAAACGGTATATATGGGAAAGTCCCATTATCCACCATTACTCAAGCACACCCCGTGCTTGAGAGCCTGGAAGACTTCGTACAGTTTACCATATTCTGTAAGGAGTTCTTCTGGGATCAATTTATCTTCCAGTATTCACCAACTAAGCTTTATAAGCCCGACCTTACAGTCAAGCAAGCCTTTGTTACACCGAAAGCAGGGCCTAATCACCCGAGCGCACTCCTTGGGGCTGCTATCGACGCATATGCGTGGACTCTCCAACCGGAGAACCATTTGTTAAAATGGCTACAGCTGACCGAGCAACCCGACCTTGCACTGCGATTCCGAAAGGATGGTAAATTGGTACCACTAGAACAGTTCTGCGGCTTTCCCCCTCTCAAACCACTTTACGGCCATGGTGGCCGTATTAAGAAGTGGATCCCAGTTTCCTTAAAGGAACTTGTTCTGGGTCGCCTCCATGCTCTTTACGAGCCTGCAGGGAAGATTAGAGTAATTGCCATAGTAGACTATTGGACACAAATGGTCCTCAAGCCTCTGCACGAGTGGATGTTTAAGTTGCTGAAGAACCTTCCGATGGACGCGACTTTCGATCAAGAAGGCAAAGTAAAAGCCTTCTCCGAGAAGGGGTTCTCGGAAATATATTCTTTTGACCTCAGCGCGGCCACGGATACAATTCCTCTTCAACTTTACCGTACCATGATGTCGGTAATCCTCGGGCCCGAAGTCACTGACCTCTGGCTCAAGCTCCTCGTAGATAGAGATTTTGTAGCTCCTAAAGAGCTTCAACCAAAACCCCTACCCAGGGGATTAGTACAGGAATACAGATCTCAACATGCGTGGATGACTAAGCTATCTGGTTATACTGAGGATGAAATTCAGAAATGGCTGAAAGACAACATTGCGACTCCACCCGGGGTCGTTACCGTGCGGTATGGAACAGGGCAACCTATGGGAGCGTTGTCCTCGTGGGCAGCGCTGGCACTGGTGCACCATGCACTGGTTCAATTCGCCGCTTGGAGAGTAGGTGAATTCCCATACAC